CCGTATGTTTTAAATTTTGCATCTGTAATAATTCCATCTTCTACTTTTATTTGTAAACGCATGACGTCTCCGGTCATCCGCAAGCTGGGGCACCAACTACACCGGTCCCAACTTGCGCTGTCTCCTCTAATTTCCCAACATTTCTAGGATTTTCATAATGATCAATTACCTGGGCTGAATAAGCCATTTGTATCTCCAATTATACTTCTTACTACATCAAGTGGCTGGTATGTATCCCACTTCTCGCGATTTTCCTCGCCTTTAATAAATTGTATATTTTCTCTACTTCCGAGTAAATTTGGCAATATTCCTAATTCCCATCCTTGCTGATGAGGAATAATATGATCCGTTTGCCAATTATGCTTATACTTGCCTACTTCTGGTACCCACTCGCCATTCTTTTTCATTTCTTTAAGAGTTCTATATGTCGCTTTTCTAACTAATCTACGATACATTTTTAGTGGATCAGTAATTGGATTTTTAGGTCTTAAATTATTAAGTCTTCCTTTCCAGTTGGGATTATTCTCTCCTAACATTCGTTGCCGAGCGATTTCGTTTGTTCTACCTTTGTTCCATCCCCAACCTTTTACCAATCCATCTCTATTTTGTTTTGCCTTTTGTTCGTCTGTAAGTTTAATACCCTTATTCCAAGGATCATATTCTCCTCTATTCAAAGGATTTTTACACTTCTGCGAACAGTATTCTAAGAATCGAGGACGGGTAGTAAACTCGTTCTTACAATATAAACAACTTTTAATGAATCCATACTTGTTTTTCATACAAGTATTTATCTTCTTGGCGCACCCGCTATTACTGTGGTACCAGTACTGTACGATAACAATTACAATTAGCATCTAAAATCTGTTGTTGAACATATCCGGGTGGAATAGATTGCTGAATGTAAATTACTTGTGGTTGCTGAACATAAACTGGAGGAGGTGTGTAATATGCTCTTGCGGCCAAACCGCCAATTACTACACCAGCAACCGCAGGACCAACCCAATTATTATTGTTACCATAGTATCCGCCGCGATAGCCGTAATAACCGTGAGCTTGTGCTTGAGAGGCAAATAAAGCACTCATTGCCAAAATAGAACCGAATACCAATGTGTAAATCAATTTATTTTTCATTTTACTTCTCCTTGAGTTATACTCTTATAACGCTTATTATATAGGAAAAGTTGACAGATGTCAACCGAAACGCTTAAGATCGTCGTTTCATCGCCGCTTTGGCGTTAGAATCCACTACTTTGGCTGCCTGATCAGTGTCCATTGGCTGTTCGCCTGGCTCGTCATTGCCTTTAAACTTAACTACATTTGAATTTGGTTCGTATGGCAGTAAAACATTATTAAGTGGTTCTTTGGCAATCAAATCGCCTAATGTATCGGCAGTAACATTAACTCCAAGACTTTGTGCCAAATCTATAAATGCTTGTGTAGAAATTTGTTTCTTTGAATCAGTATCACCGGCACGACCAGCAAGGAATTGAGTCAATGCCATGAGCTTACCGGAGTCAACGGTTTCTGGATTTTCTACTTCAAAGATTAACATTTAGCGTTTAGCGCGACCTAAGCCTGCGCCGCCCATTTCAGGAGCTTCTGGTTCTTCTGGAGGAAGTTCTTCAGCACCCATCTCAGCACCTAAGTCAGCGCCAACATCGGCACCCATCTCAGCACCTAAGTCAGCATCTAATTCATCTTGACCAGGAATACTAGGAGCAGCTTGCCCAGTGACAACACCAAGAGCTTGATCTAATTGTTGTTTAGCGCCTTGTAAATTTTGTAACAAGCCAGCTAATGCTGATGTAGCATCTGTGTTAAACTGCATTGCTTGGTCAACACCAATTTGATTTTTAATTTGATCGCACAATGCTGGCAAATCTTTAAACTGCATACTTGAAATTTGTTCACTCATTTTTTGAACATTGTCTACCATATCTTGTGCGGCTAAAACTACTTGTGCTTGTTGTACTTCTGATTCACGAAGAATTCTGTATAAACTATTTCTCAATTGTTTGCTTTCTGTTTGTAGAGCAGCTTGAGCAACCATTTGTTGATCAGCTGGATTTAATGATTGACCTTGTGTGGCTTTTTGCATTGCTGCTTTAAGTTTAGGATCACTAATGTTGTTGACTTGTGCTTGCTGTTGTTGTTTCTTAGCGGCATCGCCTGCGGCTACAGTAGGATTAGTTGGGGGCATACCTTGTGTTGATTTGGCTTGATTTTGATCAGCGCCAGCAGTTGAGCCAACAGCCACAGTAGGAGTTTCATTAACTTTAGTAGCTAAGACTCTTTCCATCATCATTAACTTCAAATAAGTTGGGTTCTTTTCACTGTGGTGAAAAGCTGATGTTTGGCGATGTTCGTTGACGAGCTTGCGTACTTTGTTTAACATCATACGGGCTTGTTTTGTGGACATCACGTCTACATTAATAGAGTCACCAAAATAACTCTCAAATACCTTAGCGGCTTGCTTTGACGGCTTGGTTGCGGCCAGTTCGAACAGTTTCATTATTAAATCCTCGTTGTTGACAGTATTTAGCATAATTGACACATTTGGTTAATTCCTGCTCTACCTGTTTTTTGCGTATAATCTTGGTTTCTAGCTTAGTTTCTATGGTTTCGCGAAATAAAGCCTGTTTACTGCGATCTGCTAAGTTAGCTCTGGTTGAAATATCTGAAATTAATGAGCTTAATTTATTGTCTAATATTAATATATCTCGGGCCAAATTATAATAGGTATATTTGTCAGCTATACACCAACTTAACGCTGTTTTTGTAGTGCTAAACAAACCTACATCTGTGGCTGAACAGCGTACTCTATATCCCTGCTTTTCTGGGGTTATTACATAACGGTCAAATACTTCGTATTCGCCTTCGTCATTTTTCCATATAAGATTAGCAGCTAAATCTGGAAATTCTTTACGAAATATTTTGTTAAGTTCTTGGGTATTTTCAATCATTTAATAACGTAGTGGGATATAAGATAGATAGTTGAAGCAGATAAAAAGCCAATAATACCAATACCCCAAGTAATTAATCTATCAGTATTTTTTTCATTTAATTTGCTAACAGAAGATTTAACTTCCTGGACCATATCGCATAGATGTGCGATACTAGCACTCATAGCAGTCATTTTGTCTTCTAACGCATTGTAGCGTTCAGCACAGAGTTCCACATGGGCCTCTAGGCTTTTCTTTTCAATATCTGTGGCTTCAACGCTCATGTTAGATCCTATTTTAGTTATATATTTATTGTAATATGTCAAACCATATATTTTGATCAGGCCCCGATACAATTAATAATGGTGTTAAATTGTCGATATTCCCTAATCCTAATAGCATAGGAACACCCGCCGAATCAGATAATAATAATTCTGTAGGGTTATCTTCAGAGCCAAACGCATAAGGTGTTTCGGATTCAAATTCAAAACTCCATGTGTTTTTATCTTTTTTAGGATTTTGTAATTCTGAAATTTGTGTTCGTAAACTTATTAACTGCGTAATAGTTTCCCAATTTCGTTGTTGATTTCTAGCACGATTCCACGATAGTTCGTCGATAATATTATTTCCGTTTAAATCCTTAAATGGGACGCGAGACGATTTATAATGTCCAGTAACACCTGTAGCTGTGATATCGAAGAAGGTTTTACAAATAAATTTCACAATGCCTTTTTGGACAATTCATATAAAATTTCCGCTTGTTCGCAAAGTTTGTTTATTTCCAAGTTAGTTTTTCTAGCCGCTAAAATAAATTGCCAACGCTCTTGTTGTCGTAATTCAATGTCTTCTTCTACAAGTTTAGAGTCTCGACTATATAGTTCTTTTATACGACTTCCTGGGTGTCGGGCATAAACTGTGCGTCCGCCGTCGGGGCTTTCAAATATAGTAACTTCAGTAATTTTATCAATTGTCATAATATAGGTATATTTAACCTATAATAAACAGCCCAACAAAAAAGCACCTTGCGGTGCTTTCTTGATATTTTAAAGTAAACTTTAAAATTAAGATGCTGCTAACTTGAAGCCAAGTGCTGTAGTTGCGGCACCAGTTGTACTAAAGCCAGTTGTTACACCGCCGTTAGTAATTTGGATGTTACCTAATGCAACAACAAGTGCATTAACAGCGGCAGCTGAAACACTAGCGTTACCACCAAATGCGCCCAATGGATATGTAGCGATACTGATAGAGTTTGTGTTAACTTGCTCAATAGCGATTGTGCAAAGCTGTTGTAATGCTTGGTTAATAACTTGAACCGCACCGTTAACTTGAGCTTGGTTTTGAATACCAACTAAGTTACCAATTTGGTAAAACTCTAAAGCTGGACCAGCAAAGTTTGTTGGTGTAGCTGCTGGAGTATAAGCAACGTTAGATGCTAATTGTGGGCCATTGAGTGTGTCAATGGAAAATACTGGTTGTGAACCACCTGATACTAATGGAATTGAAGCCATGATTTAAATCTCCTTATATATGTGGACCCAAAGGTCCTACGTGTATTTAGCCAATTGGCAAAAAATTAAGGAGTTGGGTTAGGATTGTGGGGCATTTTGGGCCGCATTTGCCCGAGAAAAACCAAATCTATTAACAAATTTAGTAATTCCACCTGGATGAGCAATGACCCAACCTTCCTGTCCTGGATGTTGGCGGTCTAATTGTTGTAACATATCCATCTTAATATTGTGTAATAATACAAAGGCAGTAAATGCCGCACTCATACCGTCCATGTTACTTCTTGGGCTTTGTAAATATTCTACTATGTTATTATATTTGCGTGGAGTTACTTTAGTCTGAAGCCATTTGCCGAACCCAGGTAATAGTGTGTTAGGATCAAAATCTGCTACAGAGTTATCTTTAACTATACTATTAATATAATCAACGCATAGTCTTGGCAAATCACTAATTTGTAATTGTCGTAATTCAGCTGGACTAAACAAAGTATTAATAGCTGTGCCGCTACTGCTTACAAGTCCTTTTAGTTGCTTAACTAAACTACTATCTGTAGGTTTAACATTTTCTGCTGGGGCAATAGGCTCAATTAATAACAAGCCAGGAACTGAATTTAACTTAACTCGACCTAACGGTTCTTTACTAGCGCCTTGTTCTTTATAGTAAGTGTGTATAGCAATACCTACATGGCTTCCAGCAATTTCTTCGCCTAATTTAGAGCTAGCTGGAATATTATATTCTACAGTATTTGGTTTGAATACAAATGCTCCGGCTACTTCAGGTGGGGTTGAAATATATAACAAATCGCCTTGAATGTAACCTTTAAAATCTTTTGGAGTCGCAGCGTCAAGCATAGGCCATAATGTTTGGTATATAGGTGCTAGCTGGGCTACACGATTAGCTGATTTACCTTGTGCCTTTGCTTCGGCATCTCTGTTAGTTAAATGTTGTGTAATTTGTTTTGGGCTTGTAAACATACCATTATAGCCCACAGCGCCAAACCCGGCTACATCGGTTAGTACAAAAGTTCCATTGAGTTCGCGTCCAAACACCACTGCTGGTTTGCCGTCCCATTTAACTGTGACAGATGATTTAGTATTAGCTTTAAGATGTTCGATGACCGCAAGTGCTTCTTTAATACCTGCGGTACCTTTTCTAAATACTAAATCCTCGATGTGTTCGATGCCTTTGGCTTTACCGCCCTGTACTTCTGTATTTTCAATTAATTTTTCCATGCCTTGATTGACAATACGATCGCGCAAACGGGCTAGGAAATGTACTTCCGTGTAAAGTTCTGTAGTTGTGTTTTCAAAAAATGGAACGCCAACTCTTTGGAAATGCGCCCTAGCATCTGCTAATTTTTCATCTTTTTTAGGATCTTTTTGTAGTGCCTGGACAAT